CTCGTGCAGCTATCTCTGTAACAGACGCTGGCGGCGATGGCTCACTTGCTTATGATAGCGGTACAGGAGTAATTACTTACACAGGACCAAGCGCCTCAGAAGTACAAGCACATTTTTCAGCAGGTACTAATACTACGTACTCAACAGGTACTTTTGATATTACCGATACAACTATTCGTAGTAAAGTAAGTGCAGTTGATGCAGGTGGAGATGGATCTTTTTCTTATGATCCTGCAACAGGTATCTTTTCTTATACAGGGCCAAATGCAACAGAAGTAAGAGCACATTTTAGTGCAGGTACTGGTGTTACTTATGACTCAGGTTCAGGTACAATCTCTATTGGTCAAGCAGTAGAAACAACCTCTGATGTAACATTTAATGATGTTACTATGACAGGTGAACTTAAAGGGCCAGCTACCTTTACTATTGACCCTGCTGCTCACGGAGATGATACAGGTACTGTTGTTATTGCAGGTAACTTGCGAGTTGATGGTACAACAACCACAGTTAACTCTAATGAAGTTAACATTGGTGACTCTATTATTGTACTTAATTCAGATGAAACAGGTGCGCCTTCTCAAAATGGCGGCTTTGAGATTGAACGTGGAACTTCTACTAATGTTTCTTTTATTTGGGATGAAGTTAACGATTATTGGTCTCTTGGTAATGAAGAACTAGCAGATGTAACCATTGACGGTGGTTCTTACTAATAACTTGCCTACAACCTAGCCTAAATAGGCGCTATAGGAGTAAATACACATGGCAACAGAATTAAAGATGAAAAGGTCGTCGGTAGCCTCTAAAATACCGACAACTTCCCAACTAGAACTTGGTGAAATTGCTATCAATACTTATGATGGCAAAATGTATATTAAAAAAGACGATGGTACAGCTTCTGTTGTAGAGGTTGGAGCTAGCAATGCAGGGGCGGTTTTTAATCGTGACTCTTTTGTAGCTACTTCTGGACAAACAAACTTTGTCTGCACAAGTGCCTTAAGTAACGCTTATGTTTATCTTAATGGTCTTTTGTTAAATGAAACAACAGACTATACAATTAGTGGCAGTACAGTAGTACTTACAACTGCAGCAACCCTTAACGATGAAATAGAAATTTTTAGCTTTGGTGCAGTAGTCTTAGACGATATCACTGCAACTTATACTAAAAGTAACTATACAGCTACGGCTAATCAAAGTTCTTTAACAGTTAACTATAATGTTGGCCTAATTGACATCTATTTAAACGGTGTTAAGCTAGTTGACGGAAGCGACTATACAGCAACTAATGGTACTTCAGTTACCTTTACAAGCAATCTTTCTGCAGGGGATGCTATTGAAGTTATCTCTTGGAATGCAACTAACATAGCAAACCGCTTTGACTCTTTTACTTACTATGGTAAAGCAGCAGAGGCAATCTCTACAGGTGATCTTGTTATGTTTGGGGGTGCTCAAGGAGATCACTTGCTCTTTAAGAAAGCAGACTCTAGTGCTACTGGGTTTATTCCACAGTGGGTAATTGGTGTTGCTGCAACAGACTTGCCCCTGAATGCTTTTGGTAACGTAACCTCTATGGGTATTATCTATGGGGTTAACACTTCATCTTATTCTGTTGGTGATTTACTTTACATGGATCATAACACAGCAGGTGCTTTAACAACAACTGCTCCTACTGCCCCTGATCATAATATTCTTGTAGCGGCTGTTACAAGAGTTAACGCTAGCACTGGCCAAATAGTAGTAAGAGTTACACATCAACCTGATACTGATGAGGTTGCTGAAGGCTCTACTAACCTATACTATACAGATGCTCGTGTAGACACGTATGCAAACAGCGGGTCATTATCAGGACTAAGTGTTGGTGGTAACATTGCGGTTACTGGTACAGTAGATGGTCGTGATGTTGCTACAGATGGTACTAAATTAGATGGCATTGAAGCTAATGCAGATGTAACAGACTCAACAAACGTTGACGCAGCAGGGGCTGTAATGAACAGTGATACTAGTGTTGCAGCAATGAGCTTTGTTATTGACGAAGATACAATGGCTTCTAATTTAGCTACTAAAGTGCCTACTCAACAATCTGTCAAAGCTTATGTTGATGCTGAAGTTGCAGGGTTAGTAGACTCTGCCCCAGGAACTTTAGACACGCTGAATGAACTTGCAGCAGCACTAGGAGATGATCCTAATTTTGCTACTACAGTAAGCAATAATATTTCAACTAAAGTATCTAAGTCTGGCGATACCATGACGGGTAACTTGTCCTTCGGCGACAACGACAAAGCCATCTTCGGCGCAGGGTCTGACCTACAGATTTACCATGATGGCACAAGAAGTTATATAGAAGAAGGTGGATTAGGTGGACTTTGGATTTCTACAAATGGAACAGAAATTAAGTTAAAACAAAGTGGTGGTGCTGACGAAGAAATGTTGGTCGCTACACCTAACGGCTCTGTTGACCTTTATTACAACAACAATCTCAAACTCGCCACCACCAGCACAGGCGTAGACATCACGGGTACTGCTAGTGTTGATAATCTTCTCGTTGATAATGCGGGTAAAATATATTCCCTAGGGCAAATAGAACTACAGGTGGATGCCGATAATAATCAGACAGGCACATATATTGGGTTTAGCCGAAACAATACTACATCAGAGCGTTTAGCTTTGTTTCAAGAAAACGGCGACATCAGCTTCTACGAGGACACAGGCACCACGGCAAAGTTCTTCTGGGATGCGAGTGCTGAGAGTCTGGGGATTGGGACGAGTTCGCCTAGTGGTAAATTACAAGCCTACATATCTGCAAATAGGTTTCAGTCACTTACAGGCGCAGCAGCAGATTTAGAGATCGTCTCTGATAACAACACAAATCCAGTGGCACTTATTAAAGGAACTGGTACTGCCGATTTGTTAAATGTGTTTGATAATACAGCAGAAGTATTTACTATTTTAGATGGCGGTAATGTTGGGATTGGGACGAGTTCGCCTTCTGAAAGACTGCATGTTTCAACGCCTTCATCATCTGGGACTGAAGTTGCTGCTAGATTTAGCTCTTCAACTGATGCTTCTGGTTGTAAAATTGAAAGAAGTGGGTCAGCTTGGAGACTTGCATCGCAAGGAGCCTTACATTTAGGCGCAGATTATGATGCAAATGGCACATCACCTAGTAGCACTATCATTTTTGAAATAGACGCCGCAGAAAAGATGCACATCGACAGCAGCGGCTTGCTAAAGATTGGAACTTCAGGGACTGTTACACCCTATTCATTGTCAAGGTTTGCAATAGACACAGGCACTTATGCATTTATGGACTTGCTGTCTACTGGTTCTTCTGGAATTAATTTTGGCGATGCTGGTGGTGCGCAAAGAGGTACAATAGAATACAACCACGGTAGTGACTATTTGCGATTTGGTTCCGCAGGCGCAGAACGTATGCGCATCGACAGCAATGGCAATCTGTTTGTGGGTAAGAGTGGGTTTGGCAATAATACAGCGGGACATCAAATTGAAGCTTCTGGTCTTTTGAGGTCAGTAAGAGCAAATTCTGAGGCAGCACTTTTCAACAGAACGTCTTCTGATGGAGACATTGTTACCATCAAAAAAGATGATTCTTTAGTAGGCTCTATTGGTTCTGCGTCAGGACAACTAGAAGTAAAATCCAATGGAAATAACTTGAATGTCTTTATTCAAGGCTCACGGACAGTTCGCTTTGACAGTTATCGTTTCTACCCTGAAACTACCAATGCGTATGACATAGGCTATTCTACTCAGCGATTTAAGGATGGCTTGTTTACAGGTACTATATACGCAGCCAACTTTGACAGTACGTCAGATGCTACACTTAAAACTAACGTAGAGACTATTCCTGATGCTTTGGACAAAGTGCAACAGTTACGTGGTGTCTCATTCGATTGGATTGAAAACGGAAAATCAGAAGTTGGTGTGATTGCTCAAGAGGTAGAGGCGGTTATTCCCGAACTGGTTAGTACAGACGACCAAGGTATCAAATCAGTTAAATACGGTAACATTGTCTCTGTGTTAATTGAAGCAATCAAAGAACAGCAAGAACAGATAGACGAGCTTAAAGCTCAACTTAACAGCTAATAGGAGAATCCGAAGATGGCTATTAAAGTATCAGGTACAACAGTAATTGATGATAGCAGACAGCTAACTAACATTGCGTCTGTAGATGCAACAACTGTGGCGGCACTAGGTACATCTGGTGTGGGTGGTGGTTTACTAAAGGAGCTGTATACCACAACTTTTAGTAATGTTGCCAGTGTGACAGTAACACCAACAAATATCGGTTCCACCACATATGAAGAATATGAAGTGCATGGTTATATGAGACTTAATGCAGCAAACTATTTTCATTTACAATCAAGAGTTTATACTGGCACAACACTTCACACCAACAGCACTTATGATACCACAGGTAACCATAGAAACTACGGTTATATATCAACTAGCTCATCTTTTTTTATACACAGCCATAATAGCAATCAGTGCTATTCAGATGCGACAACTCTGTTTCCATTTAGAATAGTTTATACAAAAGCAGGTTCGTACCAAGTTATGATGTACTCTTGGATGTCGCATATTAACGGCAGTAGCCAAGGCGGAGTTAGCATTAGTGGTGGTGATTTTACTTCTGCGGGATCAGGAAACATAACTGGTTTTCAATATTTCCCCAGCACAGGAACGATGACTGGTGAACTCTGGGTTTATGGCGTAGACAGATAAGGTGAGGATATGGTCAAATGACGATAACAAAGAATTTTGGTGGTGAAATTGTTCCTCTGACTGAAGATGAATTGGCAGAATACAACGCTATGCAACAGGCTTGGGTAGATGGGGCTGATGAACGGTTCGCCGCTGTTTTACGTGAAGATAGAAACAAATTGCTTGATGATAGCGATTGGACGCAAATGAACGACAGCCCTTTAAACAATGAAGATAAAATTGCTTGGGCGACATACAGAACAGCTTTGAGAGATTTAACCACACATGCGAATTGGCCTAATCTTAACGAAGAGGATTGGCCTACGAAACCATAACAACAAAGAGGCAGCATAAAGGAATAAAACACTATGACAAAAGCAAGAGACTTAGCTGATATCGTTGCGGCGGGTAGCCCTCTAGTTGATGGTACTATTGAAGTAGTAGATATCACAGGAGTCACTGCTAGTGCAACAGAGCTAAACTATACAGATGGTGTGACATCTAATATTCAAACACAAGTAGACTCAAAGTTGCCTCTTTCGGGAGGCACTTTAACAGGCGCACTTAATCTTGGAGACAGCACTAGATTACGTTTTGGTGACTCTCAAGATTTCGAGATTTACCACGATGGTACTAATACAAATATTGAAAATACCACTGGATCTTTTCATATTCGTAATAGCTCGGGCGGTCAAATTAAATTACAAGCTGTTTCTGGAGAACAGGGGGTTGTTGTTTATGCTAATTCAGCAGTAGAACTTTATTATGACAACTCTTTAAAACTATCAACACAAAACTACGGCGTAAGTATTAACGGCACCTTAGCCTTTAATGATAATAACAAAGCTGTATTCGGTACTTCTGATGATCTTCAACTATTCCATGACGGATCTAATAGTTATATTCAAAATAACACTGGTAACTTAATAATAAAAAATTCAGGTGGTGATTATTTAAAAGGTATTGTTGCAACTGGTGGAGTTGAATTAAATTATAACAACAGCAAAAAGCTAGAAACCACTAGCACAGGCGTAGACATTACTGGGAATATTTCAGTTTCTGGAACTGTTGATGGACGTGATATAGCATCTGATGGCTCTAAGTTAGATGGCATTGAAAGCGGTGCTACTGCGGATCAAACCAAGGCTGACATTGATGCGCTTAACATTGATGCAGCAACACTTGATAGCTTAGACAGCACACAGTTTATGCGTTCTGATACGGCTGATAGTTTTACTGCTAACCCTACTTTTGCTGCTGGCGCAACAGGTCAACTAGCATCAAGAACAGGGTATGCTGACTTTTTGGGTTATAATCCCACTTATGGTTCATACATAGGTGGCGGTGGAGGTAATTCAACCAGATATTTATATTCTGGCGGTTATATCTATAATGGTTCAGCTACTCATACACTTTGGCACTCTGGCAACGATGGCTCTGGCTCTGGATTGGATGCTGACCTATGGGATGGCAACCAGTTCAGCAGTTACCTAAACCAAGCTGTTACAACAACATCATCTCCAACATTTGCAAATGTTAATTCAACTGGTGGAAGTGTAACCGCTACGAATTTCTATGCCCACGATTGGTATCGCAACTACAACACTGGCGAGGG